CTCAAGGTGCAGTTTGGACAGTGTGTTTACAAGTTTCATGTTTTGGGGTTACCTCTTAGCGGGGTAGCCCTTTTTTTATGTATGACAAGGAAAAGATATTAGCGGAATGTGTTAAGGCTATTGAGGAGGAGAAACTTACTTTTTTCACTGATGTAGTCGAATTTATAGAACCTTCTTTAGGCACTCTTTATGAGTGGGAATTTGAAAAATCGGAAGCTATAAAAAATGCACTGGCCAAAAACAAGATAGCTGCAAAAAGAAAACTGAGAAAGCAGTGGCAGATTGAAGGATCCGCTCCGGCATTACAGTTAGCCGCTTACAAGTTGATGGCAGATAAGGAGGAGTTGGAAGCCCTGACTATGAATAAAGTTGAAAGCAGCGGAAGCCTGACGATCAACTGGAAAGAGGAAAGGACGTATGAAACGAAATGAAGCTAACAGTCAAACAGACCAAAGCGTTAGAGTTCTTAGAAGATGGTATCACCACTGAGGTTTATTACGGAGGTGCGGCCGGTGGAGGAAAAAGTTACTTCGGGGCATATTGGATACTAAAGTCCGCTTTCAAGTATCCTGAAACCCGGTGGTTAATGGGTAGGTCAGAGTTGAAGAACCTGAAAAAGACTACCCTCAATTCGTTCTTTGAGGTTTGTAAAGCACAAGGGTTAAAGGCCGGGGAGCATTATAAGTACAACGAGCAATCAAGTATTATAAGCCTTCCAAACGGTTCACAGATCATCCTGGCTGACTTATTTGCTTATCCTGCCGACCCGGAGTTCGACTCTTTAGGGTCTTTGGAGATTACCGGTGGTTTCATTGATGAAGCCCCTCAGATCACAGATAAGGCAAAGAATATATTAAAGTCTAGGATACGGTACAAGCTGGATCAGTTCGGGTTAATCCCTAAACTGCTGATGTGTGGTAACCCGTCTAAGAATTGGGCTTATTACGATTTTTACCAACCCGACAGACAGGGTACTTTAAGACCAGACAGGCAGTTCATTCAGGCACTTGTAACCGATAACCCCTATATCAGCCCTCATTATATCGAATCACTGAAAGGGCTGGATAAGAATAGCCGGGAAAGGTTGCTGAACGGGAATTGGGAATACGATGATGATCCAGCCGCCCTGATGAGTTATGATAAAATACTAGACTGCTTTACAAACAATTTCGACAGCCTTAGAGGCGATAGGTATATAACTGTTGACGTTGCCCGGTTCGGATCAGATAAGACCGTAATCGGGTTGTGGGACGGCTGGAAAGTGAAGCTAATGCCGTTCAAAGGTTATTCAGTCAAAGAAACGGCCAAAGAGGTATTAAGACAGCAAGTTCTTTACAATATCCCGCTTTCAAGAGTGATAGCGGATGAGGACGGAGTAGGTGGTGGAGTTGTGGATATAACAGGGTGTAAAGGGTTTGTGAATAATAGCAGACCGTTACCCAACCCGATCACCAAACAAGACGAGAATTACGCTAACCTGAAAAGTCAATGTTACTTTAGGCTAGCTGAAAGAATAAACAAAGCCGGACTGTTTATAGACTGTGATGACATTGAGATTAAAAGGCAGGTCATCCAGGAACTAGAGCAGGTAAAGCAGTATAACATGGATAAGGACGGGAAAAGGACTGTTTTACCAAAGGACAAGGTAAAAGATATTTTAGGCAGATCCCCGGACTTCGCAGATACTTTGATGATGAGGGAATGGTTTGAATTAAAACCGCAGGTTAATTGGAGTGCAAACGATTTTGTGTAGATGGGTTTACTAGATAGGTTATTTAATCGGACAAAAAGGGCAACGGGGTTAGCTGTTAATTACGGCAACCCCGCTGTCTATGAGCATATCAACACTGATAAGGCCGTTACAGAGGGTTATTTAGGCAATACAGCGGTTTATGCCATTGTAAATAAAGACGCTCAGAAGTTCGCAGCCGTCCCCCAATACCTCTACAATGCGAAAAGCGAAGAAGATGAGATAATCGAAAACGATTTATCTAAACTACTTCAACGACCTAACGAATATCAGGGATCAGATGCTTTCCGGGAACAGTTAAGAGCCTACCGTAAACTAACGGGCGAGGCTTTTATTTGGCTTAACCGGGGCATACTGGCAGAAGGGTTAGAAGGAATTGCAAGAATGACTAAACCCGTTCTTGAAATGTACGTCCTTCCCTCCGATCAGATGCTGATTGTCCCTGACCCTGAAAATGTTTACGGTGTATTGGGTTACATTCTTGACTTAGGCGGTACACAGTTAAAGATGGCCAAAGAGGACGTTATCCACTGGAAAGGAACGTCTTTAGAGTTTGACGCATCGAATAGGACACACATGAGGGGTGTTTCTCCCCTTTCTTCCGGTTATAAGACTTTACAACAGAACAATAGTGCCACAGATGCCGCTGTCAGGATGTATCAGAATGACGGGGCAAAGGGTGTGTTATTCAATGAATCATTTGACGCTCTTGACCCTGTTCAAAAACAGGATGTAAGAGGTGTGGTAAATAAAAGGGTAAACAACAGCGATGTTAAAGGCGCTGTTGCTACCCTCCCGGGCAAATGGGGATACCTGGATTTAGGCAAAGGATCTACTGATCTCGACCTGTTAGAAGGTAAAAAGCTGTCAATGCAGGAACTGTGTTTTCTGTTTGATGTGCCTTATGAGTTATTCGACTCAGAAACCACTTTCGCAAACAAAGAACAGGCACAAAAGGGATGGCTGTATAATTCAATTATACCCGCTTGTAAGCAGTTTGATGATGAGTTGAACCGTGTACTATTAGCGGCCTTTAATCTCATTGGAACGGCTGTAATACGGTCAGATTTTGACGATCTGCCGGAACTGCGGGAAGATGTAGCCCAACTGGTAACCAGCCTTAATACGGCTTGGTGGATCACAGGGAACGAAAAAAGGGAATGGATGGGATTTGGTAAGATTACTGATCCGACAATGGATGAGGTTTTATTACCTGCCGGTCAGACCCCTATCAGCCAGGTTAACATGGATGAAGTGGCAAGGCAGTTAGATCAGCAGGGGTTAAATGAATAACATGAAAAGAATACCAGAGGATTGTGTAAAAATAAAGCATAGCGGGAAGGAACCCGGTAAACTGCTGGCATACACACCAAATGGTGAGTTGATACCAATGGTTACAGGTATTGAAATATACTACCAAGCCGGGAGCCTTATTAAGGCAAGGATTGATTTGTTAGTTGATATGACAGATACATCAAATGACGGAGTGGCAACAACAGATTAACAAAAAGGTGTACGAAAAGTACCCTAAGACAAAGAAAGAGTTTAGCTGCTGGCAGGAAAGGCTAAGGCTAACAGAATTAAGAGAACGATTAAGAGAGAGATTGGTAAGTGAGTGGAAGGAACAAAATAAGGAATCAGTTTAACACCCGGATGGCCTACTTTGAAAAGAGGTTTACCCCGGTGATGTATAAAGCAATCAGAGGCCAGATAAAGGACTTCATTGCTTCTATGCGTTCCAATGGCTTACCAAAGGCTAAAAGGGAATTAGACCGTATTGTAATCAATACAGACGTCTATAAAGCCCTCGAAAGGATATACAAGGTTGTAGGGGTTGACACAGCGAATAACAAACTCAAAGAGATTTTAGAACAGGCTCCTAAGAAGTCATTCGGCTTTAATGCTGAGTGGGCGGCTGAGATTATCAACTATTTCCGCTTATTCATTCTTGATAAAGCGACCTTCCCTATCTCCCAAACCACCAAACAACAGATTTTACAAGTCCTCACTGAAGGGGAAGAAAAGGGATGGGGAACGGATGAGATTTCCCGGAGGCTATTAGATACTGACCTGACTTTATGGAGGGCAAGGATGATAGTCAGAACCGAAACGGCTAAAGCCGCATGGCATGGCCGTAAGATGGGAAGGGGTAAAGCACCTTATAAAACCACTAAGGAGTGGATAGCTGCCAACGATCACCGGACAAGGCATTCACACAGGCTTATAGATGGCACTGTCATTCCCGAATCAGGCCGCTACTCTGTTCCGGTTTATAAAAGGATCGGCAAGGTAGATGTTCAGATAGGCATGGATATGATGGAAGGGCCAGGGGATCCAAAAGCACACAAAGAGAATGTAATTAACTGCCGCTGTACTGAGGCAGACAGGATAGTTTTTGATAACGATATACCAGTAATGAAAAACCAAAGGAATGAAGTCGTTCTATGAGATAAAAAATATTTTCTCCTCTGATTTTGAAGGAGAATCAATGATTAAGGATGTTGACCTGAAAAGCAGGACAGTCACCGGTTATTTTTCCCGCTTTGGGAATAAAGACCATGACGGGGATATTATGGTTCCCGGATCATTGACTAAGACAATCGGAGAAAGACTGCCAAAGGGTTTAATCCCTCACATTCTGGATCATGATATTCATGTTACCCTGAAACAACTATCTAAGCCAAAGCTGTATGAAAAGGCAGACGGTGGATTCTTTGAGTCTACCATTACTGACACACAGAACGGTTTAGACACCCTGAAACTTTACCGGGACGGTGTTATTAATCAGCACTCTTTCGGGTTCAGGATTATGAAGGATGACCGGAAAGATGATGCCCGGTATATTAAAGAGGTGATGCTGTATGAAATCAGCACAGTGACTTTAGGGGCTAATTCTGACACCCCGTTCACAGGGTTTAAGTCACTCCAACCTAAAGAAATGGTCAGCCGCTACCAAGTCTTAACAAAGGCATTTAAAGACGGTGATTACACAGACGAAACATTCGCCATCCTCGAAGCGCAAATAAAGCAGATCGAGATTGACATGGCGCAAAAATACTTGCAGTCAATAGAAAAAACCACTGAGCCGATTATAATCACTCAGCCGGAAACTAAAAGGCAGCGGGATTTCACAATAATTAAAGAACTATTAAAAAAGTAATAAGATGGCAGACGAGGTAAAAGGATTTAACGATAAGGAACTTGCTGAATTGAAAAGCAACCTTAACGAAATCGAAAAAAACATTGGTACAAAGATGGCCGACCAAACAAAAAAGGCCGTAGAAGATGCGATGAAACCCGTATCTGATGAAGTGGAAGGATTGAAAAAATTCCGTGTTGAAGCCGAAGAAGCACAAAAGAAAGCTTCTGAAGCTATCGACAACCTTTCAAAGAAAGCTAACCGGATTATCGTTGATGCTGACGAAATCAACTTTGGATCTCAGCTTCGTAAATCACTTGAAGCGAATAAAGATGCTTTAGGTAATTACAGCAAAGATCGTAAAGCTATCAGCTTTGAAATGAAAACTGTTGGTAATATCGGCGCAAACAGCAATATTTCTGTTTCCGGTACTCCCGCCTTTGCGCATGGTGGACCGCTGAGCGAGCCAGGCCGTAAGCCTTATGAGTTGCGCCACGTTCGTGACTTAGGTATGCGTATGGTTCCCCTTGGAGCCGGTCAGGATACCTATGTAATCCGTGATGGTGGTGGAGAAGGTGCGCCTACTGCTGTAACCGCTGGTTCAGCAAAACCTCAGTCTGATAGAGATTGGGTAAAAACGGTGGTTCCTATCACTAAGATTGCACACTATTACAAAGTGCCTGAAGAATACCTGACTGATATTGTATGGATGCAGGATGAAATCACCGGTGTTGGTGTTGAGGAACTTTTATCAGTTGAAGATAGCCTGATGCTTACCGCAACAGGTTCATCTACCCAATTCGCCGGTTTGAATCAGTCGTTTAACAGTACAGCATTTGCCGCTCCCGCTTCACTTGCTTTGGCCGTAAACCTTGCTAACAACTATGATGTTTTGGTTGCTGCATGGACACAGTTAAGGACGTTGAAGTCAGTAGCCACAGCCGTGGTTTTACATCCCGCTGATTACGCTGCTATGATCCTGGCAAAAGAGGCTTCAACAGGTGCTTACCTGTTCGGTGCGCCTAATCAAACCATCCCTAACCTGTTCGGTGCGCCTATCGTTCCTCATACCGCTGTTACCTCGGATAAATACTTCCTCGGTGATTTCAGTAAGGTTCGTGTTGGTGTTCGTGCCGGGCTGAGTGTTCGGATTTTCGATCAGGATCAGGATGATGCGATCAAGAACCTGGTTACTATCGTAATCGAGGAGCGTATTACAATGGCGGCTGATCGTGCAGACAGAATCATCTATGGTGATTTCAGTTCTGACGCTGCTGCATTGGAGACCGCATAACAACTAACACAGCCCCGCAAGGCTGTTTGATTTTAAGGTAGTGCCTGTTAATATCCAAACCCGTGAGGGGGAACGAAGGTAAGCAGTATAACAGCGACCGGGGGGAGCGTAACCCCACAGGCACACAAACAAAAGAAGATGGCAACGTTTAATAAGTTCAATTCATTCGTAGAGGCTTTGGCTGAAAAGAAGCACAATTTAGGCAGTGATACTTTAAAGGTGTTACTGACTAATTCCGCTCCATCAGCTTCTAACACCGTCAAGGCTGATATTACTGAAATCTCAGCCGGTAATGGTTACACTGCCGGAGGGGTTGCTGTAACTGTGACAAGTAGTTCACAGACTTCAGGAACTTATAAACTGATTGTTGAAAACCCGGTAATATCTGCTTCAGGTGGTGCTATCGGGCCTTTTCGGTATGTGGTTTTGTACAACGACACGGCAAGCAATGACGAGTTAATAGGTTGGGCAGAATATCCAGGAGGAAGTATATCTGTTCAGAGCGGGGAAACTTTTACAATAACGTTTGACGGATCAGAGGGAGCGATTAAGGTTATCTAATGGCAACAGGGACAGCAACAGTAAGTTTTGGGTCTACACCGGCTAGTGAAGCCAGTGTTACCGTAACAGGGCAGAGTGGGATAACCACAGGATCCTTTGCTGAGGCTTTTATGATGGGAGATAGTACATCTGATAACGATGTAACAGATCACAAGTTCGCAGGGGTGAGTTTTCGTATTGTCTGCTCTGATTTAGTTGCTGACACAGGTTTCACAATAAACGTAACAACAACGGCAGGGCTGGCAACAGGTGATTTTGAAATAAAATGGGTTTGGAGTTAAAATAATTTACTATGAGTTGGTTTTTTAAGATTCTTGGGGCAGATGGCACAAACACGGCAAAGGTAGACAGTCATGGCGCATTATTGACCGCTGAAAAGCCTTTAGGCGATGGTGCCTATTGTGTAGCCGCTAAGACGGGAACAATCGGGGCGGCTGCTGCTGCTAACGCTAACGTTTTTGCAATGAGGCTTGACCCCGGATCGTCTTTAAAGGCTTATATAGATTCTATCCGACTGAGGTTTACAACTATCGTAGCCTTTACCACTCCGATAACACAGACAAGATCATTAGTTATTAAAAGGGGTTCGGGTGCTGCCGCTTCAGGTGGGACAGCAATCGCAACGGTAAACCCTAAAGACACAACTTACGCAGCTAGTGAATTTGATGCTGCCAGCGGTGGCGATGTAAGGATTTCCACAACAGCGGCTTTGACGATCACGGGTATAACGTTTGAGACAGTGTATTTCGCTGAAATGACTTTAGCCCATGTAGGTACTGCCGGGGCTTTTTACGAGGTTATTTATGAGTTTTCCGTAAGGAATCACCCTATTGAATTAAACGCAGGTCAGTTGCTTTCTGTTGCCGTTGGCCCTTCTGCTATGGATGCAGCGGGTACATGGTCTTTAGGTGTTGAAGTAAACTGGCACGAAGGAACAGGTTACACAGACTAATGAGTTTACTACTTGCCATACAAACCACAGGGCTTTCAATATCTGCCGCCACATTTAATGTAACGGCAAGTGATATTGGATTAAAGGCTGATAGGGCTGCTTTTGTAGACCCGATTAGCTGCACTGTTACCGTTAGCGGGGATTTGTACCATGACAAGGTATTGGCGTTTAGTAACGCATCCTACACTGTTACAGCTAGTGATGTGACAATGGTAAAGAATATCCCAATGTCAATATCAGCAGGTGAATACAATGTTACGCTTGGCGATTGGGGTAATGTTTGGAATAAAAATATTGATCTGGCATCGAGTTACTCGGTTACGGCCAACGATGCCGGGTTAAGTAAATATGCCACTGTGAGAAGGGTAAGAGTAAAGACTAAATACTGGAAATAATGTTTAAGGTTGATATAGTAACAGATGTAGTGAGTGAGTTAGTGACATTAAGCAATGTCAAGTCTCATTTAGCCATCACTCATACTGATGACGATACCTACCTGACTTCATTAATAACAGTAGTCAGGAAGCAAACGGAGGCTTATTGCGGTATATCAATCGGTGAACAGGAAAGAGCCTGGTTCATTGATGCTTTAGGATACGAGGAGTTAAAAATCCCTTACGGCCCTGTGATTTCAGTGGATGATGTAAAAGAAAAGACGGACTACGGGACTTACGAAAGTTTAGTCCTTTACACGGCTTACGATTATGACAATGGATTATTCGTACCGTTTTATAACGGCAGATACAAGGTCGAATTTACGGCAGGATACACAACACTACCAGCCAATTTAAAGCATGGAATGTTAGTGCAGATTGCCTACCTGTATGAAAACAGGAACGAGGGTACGGTAGGATTTTGTGACGAGGCAAAGGATCTAGTTGCTCATTTTAGAGATATGACATGGATGTAGGACGGTTAAATAAGGTTGTTGTTTTCAAAGAGAATACCCCGTCTAATTTAGGAGCAGGGGGAGCGGACAGCTATTCTACTTTACTGACCACAAGGGGAAGTTTAAAGAAGCTGAGCGGGTCACGGTCTTTATCCTTTGGCGAACTGGTAGAATCCAATTCCTATGAAATGATTACCAGATACCAGGATGATATCAAGGATAATATCAGGATGGATACAAAGATTGAGATTGAAAGCAGAACATTTACTATAAACAGTTTTGAGAAGATCGGGGAAAAGAGATTTTACTACCGTTTTGTGTTGAGTGAACAGGTGAATTAATGGCAAACGTAAAAATAGAAGGATTTCGGGAGTTCAGGGCGAAGCTAGACAATCTGCCAAAGCAAACACGGCAGGTTGTTGGTGCTATCATTCAGGACGAGGCTATGCGATGGGAAGGGCTTATTAAACGCTCTGCCCCCAGGAATAAGATTATCGGTTTAGGCGGTCGCTTAGCTGGTAGTATTACTTCACGTAAAACAGGCGAGTTATCCGCTGAAGTTTCTGCGAATGTCAAATACGCTCCTTATGTAGAATGGGGAACCGGTGCAAAGGTTTCCGTTCCGGCAGATTTAGCAAAATACGCTATTCAATTCAAAGGATCAAGACAGGTAGCAGGTCAAAGGCCACAACCATACTTCTTTATTCATGCCCCGTTAATTACTAAGTCGGTAAATGACAGGGTAGGTAAATATTTGAACACAGAACAGTGAAAGACACAAAGAAAATATTAAGACACGCAATATTTAACGCATTGGACGGGCAGATTACATATAACTCTGTTGCCGTTCCGGTGGTTGATGAAAAAATAAGGAATAGTGCGCCGTCTGATTTGTTTATAGTCCTTTCCACCCAATCTGAATCACCGGTAGAAAGGAATAGCAGCTCTTTTAACACACAGTCAAGTATTGACATTGATATAGTCCAAAAGACAGGAACAGAAGTAAGTAAGGATGGGATAGACGATGTTTACGAAGATATGCTGGAGATTATTTTTCCTTCTATCAGTACACTTGGTTTAACCGTTCCTTCTGGTTTTCAGTTTCAGGAAGGCTTCAGGGAAAGCGCATCTACGTTTTTGGTTCAAGATACACCAACACAGAGCGTTTTAGTGAGTAGGGTAAGATTAACATTTATAATAGTTCAACAGTAAAAAAGAAAAAAGATGGCAGTAACAAGTTTACAGAGTAACCTCGTACCAATCTCAACCAGTGTAGACAGCGGTACTACATGGCTGAATATTGTATGTAAAAAGGGCTGGACTTTCAACCATGAAACCAGCACCACAGAGGAAGAAACCGATTGCGGTACTTTAACCGGGTTAGGTTCTAACAAATGGAGTTTTGATGTAGAGGGTGTAATGAGTACAACCCCGGCAGCAGGTGAAGCAAGTGCAGAAACCCTTTTAGGTTATGCAAGTGCGCAAACGCTTTTACTGGTTAGGGCGCAATACCCCACAAGTGGCGGTAGTGCAGGCGGCGATTTATATGCTTCCGGTTCTGCATACCTGACAAACTTCCGTGTAACAAACAGTGTTGGAAGTCTGATGACTTTCTCAGCAACTTTCAGCGGAACAGGAACACTTGACATTACGGCTTGATAACTAAATAAAAATACTATGCTGGAATTACTTCCGGGTAAGGAATTTAAGATAACGCTGAAAAGCGGTGAGATTATAGAGGGTAAATTCTCTGTGTGGGCTTATAAAAGGTTCTGCATGAAACTAGGGTTATCAGATAAGAAACTGGTAGCCCGGTTGAGTGAAGATGAAAGTTCATGGGCAGATAATATTGAAATGATCCTTTGTGCTGTTGAGCATAAGCAAAGAGAGAAGGGAGAAGCCTTTAAGTTCACCGATTTTCACGCTTGTCAGTGGGTTGAAGAAATGGGCGGTATTGGTAGCGAGAGTTACGTTAAGCTGATCGGGCATTCCGGCAGCGACTTGGATCCGGTTGAACAAAAAAAAACGGAACTGAGTTAACCTGGAATGACCTGCAAAGGGTCTGTTTCGGGGCTGGAATGAGTCCTGGCGACTTCTGGAGCGCTACAATGGATGAATGTATCCTTACCTATATGGGTAAGGTTAACGATTGGCGGGTTCAAAGGATGATTGCGGTGGCTATGATGAAACACGGAGCAGGTGAAAAGGTTAGCCCTTTGGAAGATGTGCCTTTGGCTTTTGATGACGAGTTAGAAAGCCGGTCAAGTGATCAGGATTTAATTGAGGAGTATAAAAGGTTAAACGGAGTAGTGAATGGCTAATATACTGACGGGGATAATATCATTAGAGGCGAAGGGTGTAAGTCAGACTACTTCACAGGTAAGCAATGCAGTAGGTAAAGCAGAGCAAAGCCTGAAGAGATTAACACCGGCTTCAAATCAGGCTACTTTGGCTATGACCAATTTAGGACGGGTTGCGCAGGATGCCCCGTTCGGTTTCTTAGGTATTGCGAATAACTTAAACCCTTTACTGGAATCATTCCAGAGATTAAAGGCTACCACAGGAACAACGGGAGGCGCTTTAAAGGCTTTAGGATCTTCTTTAATCGGCCCTGCCGGATTAGGTTTTGCCATCAGTGCGGCATCTTCTTTATTAGTCGTTTTCGGAGATAAGCTATTTAGCGCAGGGAAAAAGTCAAGCGAAGCAGCAGATAATTTCAAAAAGTTATCAGACGCTACTAAGGCAATATTTGAAGGTGCTGGTAAAGAGGCGGCAGAAGTTTCTACCCTTATAGCTGTTTTAAAATCTGAAACAGAGACGAGAGAAAGGAAGCTGATTGCGATAAAAGAACTTCAGAAGATTCAGCCGGAAGTTTTTAACGGTATTAAATTAGAGGGGAACGCTGTATCTGGTTTAGATGATGCTTATAAAAACTACATATCTAATCTTCGTACAGTTATCGCCGTAAAGATTAAGCAAGCCCAATTAGAGCAGCTTATTACCAAACAGCTACAACTTCAGGGTGCTACCAGAACTAACACAGAAAATGCCTTATTTGATGCTGTAAATAATTTCCAGGATTCACAGCTTAACGCAGCAAGGCAAGACCCTTCGCAAAGGGGCGCAATCGCTCAATCTATTTTAGGCAAACGTGGCGAGTTGAAGGGTGAGTTAAATCAGGTTCAAGCTGATATTGATTTCATTCTAAGACAAATTGGTGAACTTTCTAAGGGTGTTAAACTTACCAACACGTCAACTGGCAATATCACAGTTAATCCCGATAGGGTTACTGTAAAACCATTAACAGCGGTTTTTGATATAGACCTAGAAGGGCCAGCCGTTTTTGCTGCTGATAGCTTTGGCAACTACTTTTCTACTGAGTTAGGGAACTACTTTAAAAGGCCAATAACAACAGACTTTTCGCTGCTTCAGGCATTACAGCCAAAACTTAAAACTGAGGCGCAAAAATTAGCTGAAAGTTTTAACTCTATACTTTCTGCCGGATTCCAGGACTCTTTTTCATCATTAGGTGAAGGGCTTGGAAACGCATTATCTGGTAAAGACTTCGGAGCCGGGTTAACTCAGGCTTTAGGCGGTCTGCTTTCTTCTTTAGGTAAAGCCCTGATCCAATACGGCGCAATCAAAGAAGGATTAGATAAGATATTCGGAGCGGGTGGTTTTGCCATCCCCGGAGCGGTTGCCATCGGTTTAGGTGTACTTGCCATCGCAGCGGGTAAAGCTATTTCAAACTTTGGTGGTGGGAGGGCTGTCGGTGGTGCTGTAAAAGCGGGAACCGGTTACTTAGTAGGGGAAAACGGCCCTGAATACTTCCAACCCGGAACAAGCGGCTCAATCATCCCCAACGGCAGATTATCCACCATGTCGGGCGGCGGGTTCGCTGGTAGGGTGGTATTTGAGATTTCAGGAAATAAATTAATTGGTGTACTGGCAAACGGAAACAGAAGTCAGGGAGCGTTAATATGAGCCAATACGGAACGATATATAAAAGCGAGTGGTTGATGGCCGATGACACCAATGAGGTGCAGGTTCGCATTTTCGACACTGAGCATATCATTGATGACGCAGACACCCCAACGGTTTACGATCTGAAACCTTCAGGGCAACCTTTAGTCATGTCCGTAATTAATAACGGGCGGTCAAAGTTCGGGATCTTCGCAAAACAGGCAAGGATGGAGTTTTTAAGCACTCAGTCCATTAATGCCTACACCTTTGTAGATTCCACTGATCAAAGGTGGTATGTTGAGATAAAAGTAAACGATACAGACTTTCTCTTTAAGGGCTTTTTAGTCCTTTCTGAGACATCCAGACCTTTCCTACCCAATCCCCAGGTTATCGGCTTAATCGCCTCTGATAACCTCGCATTGCTGTCTGAGAGGGATTTATTAACGGACGCTGACGCAGTGCCAACCGGAAAGAACCGGATTGCAGACTATACCGCATGGTGCTTAAAAAGGACGGGGTTAAACCTGCCTTTTAAGGTAGTTAACAATATCAAGCCCGGAACAGGTACGGCTTCTATCGGGCTAGGCAACTTTTCCAGCGTTTCTAATACAATCTTTTTCCCTGTTCCTGCCGATTATCAGCCGCAGATGTACGTAGGCCAAAGGCTTTTATGTACTTCAACCGGATCAAATAACGGTACGGTGTTCACAGTGACTGAAACCAACACAGCCGGTTCCTATATCGGTGTATCACCTACCCCCGTACACGAATCAGGGATCACAAACTTTACCCTGACAGATCAGGCAACCGGTCATCTTTATGATAAGATACATTTAGATGCAAAAACCTTTGAGGCTGAAATAGGGGAGTGCGAAGATTGCAGGGCAGTGCTGGAAAAGATATTAGACAAGAATTGTTTTTTAACTCAATACAAAGGCGAATGGTGGATTATCTCACCTGATGAGATCAACGACCTTTTGTACTACATCGCTGAATACGATGAGGACGGGGCTTATGTTAGCACCGGTTCGGGTGTTTCAATGGCTAAAGAAATCGGAGTAGGTGGAATTGCCCACTGGATCGAAAGAAGCCAGTTAACGGAATACGA